CTAGAAAAAAAGATATTAGAAACAGAGAAGCCTTTCTCTGATATAGTACTTAATAAAGATACAAGAAAGAGAATATTTGATAATGCTAGTAAACCTATTTTTAAAGATGAAGAAGGTAATTACTATACAGCTATTCAAAAGTATCAAAAAGAAAATAAATCTGATTTCCTTCATAAAGTAGCTGTTATTTTTACCCTTACTGATGGGTTTAAAAATATGGATAACTTAATTAAAGGTGCTGTTAAAGCTGAGAATAGAAAGAGTATGAAAGAATTTGAGCATACTCTTATCAATAATAGCAGTTTATCTAATGGTAACTTAGAGTTTGTAGGAGGTATTGAAGATAAAGAGAAACATATAGGTCTAAGATTAGACGTATAATAATAAAGTATTTTATAAACAAGATTAAAAAAATTAATAAGAAATGGCACAATTAGGAAGATTCCAAACTTACGGTTTCAGCCACTGGAAAGGTCTTACTAAAGACAATCACTTAGGAGCTATATTCCAAAGAGCACCACAGAAAGCAACTAACTTAATGGTTCAGTTGTTAGCATTACAAAGAGGTAAATCTCTTGAAACTTATCTTTCTCAATTCCCTATTAAGGAATTTGATACAGATGAGGAATATACTTGGGATGTTATTGGTAGCTCAAGAAGAAATATTCCTTTAGTAGAAGCTAGAGACCAAAATGGTAATGTTATCACTTCAGGTAATGCTGGTGTTGCAGGTGAACCTTTTTACTTAGTATTTAACGAGGATTGGTTTGCTGATGGTAATGTTATTGTAGGGGAAAAGAATGAAGTTTACCCATTGAGATTGCTTGCTGAAGGTAAAGCAGAAGGTTCTAATACAGTCTATAAGGTTGAACTTATGGGTGGAGTTATGACTGGTATGCCTTTTGATGAGTTAACCTTAGGTAAAAGATTTAGTGTTGAATACTCTCCAGTAGAAAGAGAAATGTCAAGAGGTGTAGGTGATGTAAGATTCAGCTCTCCAATTGCAATGAGAAATGAATGGTCTCAAATTAGAATCAAACATAAAGTTCCTGGTTCTATGTTGAACAAAAAATTAGCTATTGGTATACCTTTCTTAGATGAAAGTGGTAAGAAAGTAGTTGATAATATGTGGATGCACCACGTAGATTACCAAGTAGAAACAACTTTTTCTGAGGAAAAAAATAATGTTACTATGTATGGTAGAAGTAATAGAAATAGAAATGGTGAATATTTGAACTTTGGTAAATCAGGTAATGTTATTAAACAAGGTGCTGGTTTAAGAGAACAAATGGAAGTATCTAATGTTATCTATTACAATAGATTCAGTTTAAAATTAATTGAAGATGCTTTATATCAATTATCTTCTTCAAAATTAGCTTTAAATGACCGTGTATTCATTATGAAAACAGGGGAAAGAGGTGCTGCTCAATTTAGTAAAGTAGTATTAAATGAAGTATCAGGATGGACTGCATTCAAAATTAATGCTGATGCATTAGGAATGATTCAGAAAGTTCAATCACCTTTACATCAAAATGCTTTAGCTGCTGGGTTCCAGTTCACTGAATTTAGAGCACCTAATGGGGTTACTGTAAAAGTAGAAGTTGATTCATTATATGATGATGAAATTAGAAATAAAATTCAACATCCTGATGGAGGTCCAGCTGAATCATATAGATATGATATTCTTTATATTGGGTCTACTGACCAACCTAATATTCAGTTAGCTAGAATTAAAGGTCAAAATGATATTAGAGGTTATATTTGGGGTTTAAGAAATCCTTTTACTGGTGAAGTAAATAACTTTAATATGGCTCATGATGAAGATTCTGCTGTTATCCATAAAATGTGGACTGGTGGTGTATTTATCTTAGATGCTACAAGAACAATATCATTGATACCATCTATTCTTAGATAAAAAAATTAATTAGTAGGGGATTAATACTCCCCTACTTTTTATAAAAAAAAATAAAAAACAAAATGGGAGAGGGAGAAAAAAACAAAAAAGATTTAGATTTAGATTTAGATTTAAATGAAACTACACAGGTTTTTACTAATGATATAGTAGAACCTAGCAAAAAAAGAATTACTAAGAGAAGTGAAACTATTGAAATGGATGCACCTATATCATGTTTGAGGGATGAAGTTATCACAGTAAGACATATTCCTAGAGAATCAGGAATGATTACTAATCCTAAACATATTTTTTATGGTGGTTTAGCTGAAAATGCTACAAGAACATTTACAGTTCCTATCTTAGAAACAAGTAATACATTTGTAAATGTATTAACAACATCAGAAAAGAATTATCTTGAGGAAGCTATGGGATTAGAACCTAATGCTTTATCTATATATTTAAAACAGAATAATTTTTGGGATAATTTCAGTATTAGACTTACTAAAGGTGAAACTTATTTAAAATTATCTGACCCAACTGACTATATTAAATATAAGGTATTATTAGCCAATAAAGACTTTATTGCTCCTAATTTAACTGCCTTAAATGATAGTCCTAAAGCCACTTATCAATTCGTATTAATTGCTGAAAAAGAAGAAGCAAAAGAAAGTAATAAGAATCTTACTGCATCTATGCAAGCTTATATGATATTTGGTAAAATTAAAGATGAAAAGAAAATACTTAAATTAGTTGTAGAGACTATAGATGGTAGACCAATTAGTGCTAAATCTGATATAGAATTTATTCAAAGTAAAGCTTATGACCTTATCCAAGCTAATGCTAAACTATTTGTTCAAGTAGCTCAAGACCCTTATTTGAATATTAAAGTATTAATATCTGAAGCTTTAGAGTTTAATTTAATTAAGAAAAGAGGAGATTATTTGTACTTAGCTAGTGATAACTCACCACTTAGTAATAATAATGATGACCCAACTATTAGTAATGCTGCTAAATTTTTAAGTTTACCTAAGAATCAAGAAACTAAATTGATGTTAGAAGCTAAAATTAAAAATCTTAAATCACAAGAATAATGACTACAGCTGAATTCAGTAATCAATTTGATGTATTGTATGATAATGCTTTAAGTAATATGGCTCCTGGCTTATCAGAATATGATAAGTCAGTATTTTTGACACAAGCTCAAAAAGAAGTTATACAAGCTTATTATGGTGGAGCAGGAGATACTACTTCATTTGAAGGTACTGAAGAAGCTAGGAGAGCATTATCTACATTAGTAATAACATTTAAAAATTCAGTTATATTAGCTGATACACATTCTGAGAAGTTAGCTGCTAATAACTCTTATTTATTTAGCATACCTTCAGAAGCATGGTTTATAGCTTATGAAGAAGCTATTCTAGTTGATGATACATTACCTAGCGGAACTACTTCTACAGCTATAGTTATACCAACAACTCATGATGATTACTTTAGAACCTATAGGAATCCTTTTAGAGGACCAAATGATAGTCAAGTTTTAAAGTTAGATATCTCAGATAATAGAGTAGAATTAATATCTAAATATACTGTAGAAACTTATGTAATGAGATATATTGCAATGCCTACTCCAATTGTATTAGATACTTTAATAGATGCTGAAATAGATGGTGTTACTGTTGAAACAGAATGTGCTTTACATGAATCATTACATATGTTAATACTTAAAAGAGCTGTAGAAACAGCTACTAAAGTTTATAATTACCAAAATAAATAATTAATTGTTTAATTTAATCCAAATTTAAAAAATGGCAACATTTTCAGAAAATCAAGTAAGACATTTATTTGTCGCAAATTCTTTAGGGACAACAGGTGTAGGTGCTATATCTGTAGATAATAACTCTACTGAATTATTTTTAAAATATATAGGAGCAGATGGTCCTGTTAAAACAGATTCTATTCCATTTGCTAATGTTACACAAGCACAGGCATTTAAGTATACTAAAATGAGTAGACCTCTTAATAAGTACACTGTAGCTTTAGATGCAAATGTTAATGGTGGTGCTCCTCTTGCAGGACAAGATTATTTAACTAGAGTTAAGTTCTATGAATGGGGAAGTATATCATTTGATGACCAATACTTTAAACATGGTGTAGTACATGCTACAACAGGTATGACTGCTGAACAGTTTTATCAAGCTATGGCTGCTTCTTTAGTACTTAACATGTCAAGAGAAAAAATTCCATTGTTAAATGTAACTTTGAATGGTACTGCTGCTTCTATAGTATTAACTTCTAATGCAGGTGTTACTGTTACTGCTGATAATGTAGGAACTGCTGGTAATGCAATTACTTTTGCTATTACTGACGTAGCTGCTGCTACTGCTGCTGTAACTGTTACAGGTTCTGCTATCTCTGTTGCTTTAACTGCTGCTGCTAAGACTATTGCAGATTTAAAAGCTATCATAAATGCAAGTGCTACTGCTGCACCTTTAGTAAATATTACTGGTACAGATGCTACAGTGTTAGTAACTGAAGCTGCTAGAACTTTAACTGGAGGTACAACTACAGGTATTATACTTGAAGAAGTAGAACAACCTTGGACACTTGGTACTAAAGAATCTCAACCTCTTAATTATTTAGTTCAATGTGATAAAATTACATTAGCTGATGGTGATTATGTTTGGGGTACTTCTGTTAAAAGTGCATCTAGTAATGTAGTTTTAAATGGTAAAATCACTGCTGATATGGAATATTTCTTTGTTGGAGAAAGAGGTGACCAATATAGAAATGTAGGTTTCCCTAATGTAATTAAAACTGCTTATTTGGTTGACCCAACTGTAGCTTATAATTACATAGAAATTGATTATTTCTATCAAGGAGAAGGTACTAATGTACAGAAATCTCAAAAGCATCTTACTATTGTAGTACCTGCTATTGGAGCAAATAATGCAGCTCAAATTGCATTAGCTAATAGTATTATAGCTGCTATTACAGCAGGTGGTATAACTATTGCAGCTCTTGTATAAGAGTAAATTATATATAGTATAATAAATTTAATTAAATCCTTGTGTATATAAGATTTTTTTCTTATCTTGCACAAGGATTTTTTATTTAAAACTAAATTAATAATATGGCGACTTATAGAGAATTAATATACATCATAATTGATAAATTAAAACTTGAATCAGATGATAGTATATTTGGTGAGGAACACATAACATTTCTTATTAATAAATTTAGACCTCTTATTTTAAAACAGAGGTATTCTGATGTTAAGAAAGAAATACCTGATACAAATTTTCAATCTCTTAAATTAGAGTTACAAGTATCTCCCTCTAGTAGTATAGGAGAATTAGATGAAGCTTTACAATACATGAGAACCAAATCTAAAGTACCCTCAATAATTAATCTTAATGGTGGACAAAGGATTATAACTTTATCATCTCCAAATGATTACTGGGGGAGTAATATTACTTATGTTAATAAAGATAGATTTAAATATGTTGGTATTAATAAATTTCTTACTCAAGTAGTATATGGTTCTATTAATCCTGATGGTTATTTGTATTTAAAATCAGGAGATAGTAGATTA